TTAGTCAACAATATTTGTCAATATGCGTTTATCATCGACATTGACCCGCTTTTCTCCTGCTTGAATAGGGCTTAATCCTGTGTTATTTGCCATGTGTGATCCTTTATTTTGTTTAATTCTTTATTTTTTGCTGTTAAAAATTTGCGAAAATGTTAGAAAAATCGTTAAATCAATGGTTTTTTTGCAGGTTATTTAGAGAGTAAAGTCAAAGAATAAACTAATTTTTTCAGGAGGATATTCTTTTCAACTATAGTCAATCAATGAGGTGGGATAATAGCATCTATAATAATGGATCATATATCATTAAGTTGGTAGTTTTAGAGAAGTGTTATTATCATGCGTATCAGTACTAGTTGGTGTACGCGAGAATAATAGATAGAGAAGAAAAAACAGTACTTTATGAGAAAATGCAAAGGTATTATTACATATTGTTCTCTGTTGCGAATCCATTTTATTTTACGGATTTGCAAGTAACATATTTTTTGTTTCAAAATGATGCTTTTTAATCATATACATGCGAATGAATTCATTCCTTAATTTGAGATGATTGTGTCATTTTTTCGTCTAGAAGTGACGATACCATAATGATGAATGAGTACATCAGTTGCACAACATAAAGCAATAACTAAATTTAAGGGATTTGGATTTATTTTCTCAAAATCAACAGGTGCACTATAATTATTTATAGATTCTGGTTTCTGGAACACGTGCGCGGGCTTGAGCGTTCCTTGAAATAAATTATTGGTTTTTTTAGATAAAATACGCATTTGAGAAGATTTTATTCCGCCTTTTCGACCGTTTTCTTGGCGTTCTTCGCTGGCTTTTATTATTTCTTTTTCAACACGAACATTGTAAATATTGCCCTCTTGGATAAAGATTTTATTGAATTTTTCTAGTATTGCTCGGATGTTGCGCCATCTCCTAATGGAACAACCACAAACACCGGCAATATATTTATCGTTGTCTGGGATAGATCCTCCACGATCATACAATGAGATCAAGGATAATGCTGTATGCTCCTTTCTGTTCAAGAGTGAGTTCCAAAATACCAGAAATAAAATTAGCAGGATAACGTTTATACCATGGACGATTATTTACCATTCTTTTCCATCCTTTATTACGGAATAGGGCATATCTACAAAAAGAGAAACAGATTCAATGGGGCCATTACGTTGTTTGGCGACAATAAAATCCATTTAGGATGAATGAGAAATGCATTTCGTGCAGTTTCTGCATTGCTCGCCATAACACGATTAGGATGCACCATCACTTTTGTTTTCATGATTTTCTAGTTTGTCACGACGTTCAAATTGTTCATCGGATGTTCCTCCTGTTTCTCGGGCTAAAAGTAGGCTTTGCGATATAAAAATGCGATGGTATCAGCATCTTGTTCTATTGCTCCTGAATCTCGTAGATCAGAAAGTTGGGGGGGTATTTATACGTGTTTCAACAGAACGATTCAGCTGAGATAGTAGAATAATTGCCACATTTAATTCGCGTGCTATTATCTTGAGGTTTGCGGTTATTTCTGCAATTTCATAAATCCGATTACCTTGATAACGGTTAGATGCGCGTATGAGACCAAGATGGTCTATGATAATAACCTGTAGAGTTGTACCATTTTTGTATGCTTGTTCCGCAATCCGTTCGCTACGTGTACGAATTCCATGATTCCAGGAGAAGGACGATCATCAATAATAAGCGGAAAATCTTGCAGTTTTTCACATATGCCTTGAGATATGCGATATTGTTCTTGGTTAATTTCTCCTCGAATAAGATTAAGGTAAGGAATACGTGATGAGCTTGGATACAGCAAATTAGATAGAGCTCTAGCACCAAGTTTTTCCCTATCCATCTCAAGGCTAAAAAATGCAACACCATGACCGCTCATGGCCATATGCAATGCAGTGGAGAGAGCAAAAGTTGTTTTGCCCATAGAAGGGCGAGCGCCTATAAGAATAAGTTCGCGTAGTTGTACTCCACCCATTAAATGATCAACACTTTGTAATCCCCACTTAATATCAGGATTCTCACCTTCTTTCTTTTGTTGTTCTGCTGATTTCATCGCCGTTGTAGCTGCATTGGCAATGGAAATACAAGATGATCCCGTGCATTGATTTTTTGTTAAATGAACTTCTGAAATAATATCCTCAAAACTTTGCATGGATTTTCGAATAAGGGTAGCGGTATTGCAAGTAGGGTCAGAAGTATGAAGTGCTAGAGCTTTTGCTTCTTGAGAGATAGTTATCCTCGCCCATTGTTGTACAACGCGCCGTGCGGCATTGATCACTTCAGAGCTTATTGAAGAAGCTAAAGTAAGCAAGTTATTAAGGTAAGTAGAAAAGGATATTTTTGTTTGAGATTCAAAATGAGATATAATCTCAGCATTCATTGGTCGTTTTACGAGTAATGGCACGAAATACTTCACTATGAATGGGATCAATAAAATGTTGTGCATCTAAAAAGCTTATAATCGGTTGTAAATTGCCTTTTAATAATAAGGATCCTAGAATTTCTTGTTCCAATCCAATAAAATAATAGATAGAATTGTTGTTCCGAGAATAATATTTTTTTAGAAAAATCGGACAGCATTACTGGTTTCGATACAAATTCACCATATGTTTATTTTTTCTGTAAATTTTCCTAGATATTTATGAGGAAAATATTTCTATATTTTAAAATAAAATTATCTAAAAAAATAAAAAGCCATTAAAAGAATTTATTCCTTTAATTATAATACATTTTTAAGTAAAAATCTAGGGAAAGATGTTATAGGGATGGTTTATATTGTGTTATTTTGTGAAAAAATTCGATTTCAAAATTTTTTTGTGTCAATATCCTCTTAACTAGGATTATTAACTTAATAATGCCTTTGTTAAAAGGATATTTGGGCATTTAAAGGATTATGCTCCTGTTCGGAAGAAGGGTTTTTATTCTACTCATTTTCTAGGGTGTGTAATAGATGATCTATGAGGTAAGTGTATAGATAATAGATCTTTCAGATGAAAATTTTTAGTAATAATGATTAAAATCAATGTTATAAAAATACTTCTGTGAGTTTTTTCGACACATCACAGGGATTTTTAAAAACGTCAATCTGATTTTTTTGAGAAACTCTCTGTCTGACAATTAGAGAAACAAAGAAATTATAAAGTTTCATAGAAGTGTTCTGTTAAGTTTTCTAGATAATAAAACGATCTAAACGAAACACGTTTAAAAGACACGCAAAAATAGCCAATCACTTACAAGAGTGTATGACGCCATAAAAACATCACCATGCTCAATAAATTATTTTTGATGATGATGTTTTATCTTTCTCAATAATGAGAGACGCACCATTTTGAATTAAATGGCAATACTAGGGTTTTAATAGTTTCCACAAAGGGGTATCCAAGGTATGGGCTAAAATAATCATATTATCTATGTTAATAGTAGACTTTCCTGTTTCCAGCTCACTGATCCATGATTGGGCAAAGCCAGTCCGATTTCTGATTTCTTTTTGAGTCAACTTTGCTTCTTTGCGTATGTTTCGGAAATTATTTACAAAAATCATCCGTTCACGCAAGATTGCATCTGAAAGATGTGGTTCGTCTCTTTTACGCCGTGGCATATTTTATATCACTTTCCTTCTATCGTTAATCGTGAAAAACATAACTTTTTCTCGTCACCAATGTATGCATTGGTATCAATAAGATACAATACCAGAAAATACTGTGTGAAATATAGTAATAGATATTCGCTATATCAACTCTATACTATATCATACTGTATAATCAATAATGTTTATAAATATTTTTTTTACACACTTACACTGCGAATAAGGATAAGTCAGAAAATATTTTAGTAGAGAAAAAACAATCTTTCTTTTAAAAATCAAAAAGAAATAAGAATTGATGATTTCTTTTATTGGGACAGTTTTGAACTGTGATTGTGAAAAAAAAACAGTCTATAAATAATAAATTTAATTGGTTACGAAGAAATCAGTCTCACTGAATGTGAGAAGTGAATTTTCTTCATTAAACTGAGTGCATTTTAATAACAATTAATGGTCTTGAGTATTTCAGAGCAATTAACATCTCATTTAGAATACTATAGTATAGTGTGATGGTTTCTTGGGTCATTTTTTTTGAATGTTGTTAAGTATTTTGATTATTTTAAGATGAAATTGTTTTTTATTGGAAAATAAGGATTATTTTCACCGTGAAATGTTTCGTTTTTACGATCCTTCTTATAAGATGACTTTAGTTGTGTGTATGCCCTTTCCTTAGTTTGCTGTTTTGGAGAAAATTTATGTGTCCCCATTTTTTACAAGTGTATTTTTCGGTGGGTTGTTTCTTGCTTTTGTCAATTTTAAATTACTTGAAGGTAACTCCAAAACTTGTCAGAATACGTGTTATGGTTAATCGCGCTCCTTTTCAAACGGTTAGTTCACGCTAGAGGATATACTAAAACGGTTTTATTCACATTGACCAATGAATGAATTTGTTGGTCAACGTAGGGAATGGTTCTGTGATAAATAGGATTTGTTTCATATTTTATTATATAAAATGTGCTGCACATGAACTTTTCTTGTATATTTTCTTAATTTTATCATAATAATGTTAACATTTATCCTAATATAGGATATTTATCCTTCTTAGATATGGTTCAAATATTACGTAGAACACGGAAAAAGATGATCAGTTTCGTTTTAACGTTTGTCTTACCTATTAGGGAGTTATTCCTTATTGTGGGGCGGTTGATTATTTTGAGGTTTCCTTTGTCGGTGTTCTCTTTTTAGACTGTCCCTAGAAATCGTGTTAAAAAAGATCCTTTAAGAAGGATTGGGGTTGTACGGACGGGGTGGTAGCAGTCTGTTGCTGTTCATCTTTATACAAAAAGGTTCTCCGTTTCCGTCATGTTACATTTTTCTTGGATTCGGAGTATTTCAATAGATTTTATAATAAGGCTTAAAACGTCTAAAAAATAAAAAATTATCCAGTTATTATTACAAGGGATTTTATACAAAAATTCAGAAATATAATTTCGGTATTGTTAGGCATGTTGACAATTGAATAACGGTAATAATGTCTATGATATGGAGGGGGGACTCCTACTCTATTAAAAAAAATATTGATCCATTTCTCGCAAGGTTACTTGATGTTTACTAGGAGATTTTGCTGAATGTCCCCGCTTACTCTATTGCCAATAAGAAAAAAATATCCCTGCATAAATAGATTATCTCATAAAGAAATTTCACTACAATATTTGTATCAAAGTGTTTTAACCGACGATTTCTCTAAATATGGACGGAAAGTAATAAAAAATCTGCGTGAAGAAAAACCAGAACAATATCTGCGTCTTATATCTCAAATATTACCAAGAGAAAAGATAAAACAAGACGGAATAACAAATGGAGATCAATTAACTGATGAACAATTATGTGAAATCATTCGATCTCTCGAAAAAGAATTGCAAATTTTCACAGATTTTAAAAACAAAGATGCTCATTCTCGAGAAACTAAAGAAACAACGAAATCTGCGTCGTCTTGAGTTTTATAAACCTTATGAAAAGCAACAAGTTTTCCATCAGTTAGGGAAAACGGCGCGAGAACGTCTCTTTATGGCGGGAAATCAACTCGGAAAAACTTTGGCGGGTGCTGCTGAAGCGGCAATGCACTTATCAGGTTGTTATCCTTCATGGTGGCGAGGATATCGTTTTCTACAGCCAATTGTTATGGTTGCGGGCTCTGTGACATATGAATTAACACGTGATGGTATTCAACGTCTCTTATTAGGAGAGCCTATGTCTCCAGATCAACAGGGAAGCGGAATGATTCCCGCAAATAAAGTCCTCAATATGACACGGCGTTCAAATATTGCAGGGGCGTATAGCACGGTAACAGTTAGACACCTTTCCGGGAGGGATATCGGTTTTATTATTGAAAGCATATGAACAGGGAAGGGATAAATGGCAGTCAAATACCGTCCATTATGTATGGTTTGATGAGGAGCCTCCAGAAGATGTTTATTTCGAAGGACTTACACGAATCAATGCAACACAAGGATTGGTTACTCTCACATTAACTCCTTTAAAAGGGCGATCTCCTATTATTGAACATTACTTATCCGCCTCTTCATCAGATCGGCAAGTTATTCGCATGACTATTAATGAAACACCGCATTATAATGAGCAAGAGAGAAAAAGAATTATTGATAGTTATCCTCTTCATGAAAGAGAGGCACGAACAAAAGGAGAGCCAATTTTAGGATCAGGGCGTATTTTTCCTATTGTAGAAGAAGATATTGTCATCAATTCTTTGGATATTCCAGAACATTGGGTGCAAATAGGAGGAATGGATTTTGGATGGCATCATCCTTTTGCTGCCGGACATCTCGTCTGGAATCGGGATTCAGATGTGATATATGTTGTTAAAAATTATCGATGTCGAGAACAAACTCCTATATTTCATGTAGCAGCATTGAAGTCTTGGGGAAAATGGTTGCCCTGGGCTTGGCCGCATGATGGGTTGCAACATGATAAAAGATCAGGCGAACAATTATCCGCGCAATATCGTCGACAAGGTATGAAAATGTTGCCAGAATGTGCAACATTTGATGATGGCAGTAATGGAGTTGAAGCAGGGATATCGGATATGTTAGATCGTATGCGATCGGGGCGTTGGAAAGTATTTTAGAATGTCAAGAATGGTTGGATGAATTCCATCAGTATCACCGTTGTGAAGGACGCGTTATCAAAGAAAAAGATGATCTCATTTGTGCTAGCCGATATGCATTAATGATGAAAATATTTTCTATCTCCAAACCTGGATACTCTTCATGGAAATATACTCCAAGAAAAGTGATATAATATTGTATCTTTAAAAAATACGATGAAATAACATGAGTATGTATCTGTTAGTAATACTCTCTTACAAACTAAGAAAATGGCATTAAACTATTTTATCCATATGCTCATCAAAGATTCTGACGTGGAAGTTCTTGAACATTCTCACAGGGAAGATGGAGGAGAAAAGGTTCATGATCTTCGGATTCGCCGCAAATATTCTCAAGGAAAAGTATGTGTTGATGCTGTCTCCCCTGATGAATTTCTGATTCATCCTGATTCGGTAGATATTGAAAAGAGTCCTATTGTCGGGCGTAAATTATATCTTACACGTTCGGATCTCATTTCTATGGGATATGACCGTGAGTCCATTAATAATTTACCTATTATATCTTCACAAAATATTGAAAATACATGGAAATTTCCAAAAAATCAGTATTCTGATAAAGCTCTAGAGATGATTGAATACTATGAATTATATGTCACAATTGATTATGATGGAGATGGTATTGCAGAATTACGCCGAGTAATTATGGCAGGGGGCACAGGAAAAGATAATATTCTTTGTAATGAAGAGTGGAATGAATTACCTTTTACATGTTTGCGTGCTATGCGTGCACCACATTGTTTTATCGGAGAAAGTTTAGCAGCATCTATTATCGAAATTCAAAAAATAAAAACTGTTTTATTACGGCAGACATTAGACAATCTTTACTGGCAAAATCAACCGCAAACTATTGTTCAAGAAGGATCAATTATTGATCCGGAAAGTGTACTCAATCCGCAATTCGGCAAGCCTATTCGAGTGGCAGCAGGAATGGATATTCGCAGCGTATTGGGAATTCACAGTGTGCCCATGATTGAAAAATCTTTTTCGATGTTACACTATTTAGACCAAGAATTAGTCGATCGTACAGGTATTTCGGATATCTCTTCTGGATTTTCGCCAGAGATACTGCAAAATATGACCGCGACTGCTACATCTTTGATTGAACAAAGCGGTGTAGGACAAGTAGAGCTCATCGTGCGTACATTAGCACAAGGCTTGGAAATTCTTTTTCGAGGATTACTACGATTGATTATTCAACACCAAGACAAAGTGCGAATGGTCAGGCTTCGTGATCAATGGGTTTCGTTCGATCCTCGATATTGAAATGCAGACATGGATGCAAAGGTCAATATAGGATTAGGATCCGGAAATCGTGAGAAAGATATCATGATGGTCTCGCATCTTTTAGCTCTCCAGAAAGAAATTCTAGCCACATTTGGTCTTAATAACCCTTTTGTATCCACTACTCATTTATATAACGGCATTGCGCGTCTTGCCGAGGCGGTTGGAGTACAAAATGTCAATGAATACTTTAACAATCCAGATTCAGAACAATGGAATTAAAACGTGCCAAAATACAGGCGGAAATAAATATTAAAAAACAACAAGCAGATGCAGAATATTTACTCAAAAAAAAATTGCAATCGCAACAAACCTTGTAGCAGGAATTTGCTTTTCCCAAATAACTCATTAAAAGAAATATCCAATTTTTAGACATATAGTCCTATTATTAGGAAAGAAATTATCGGATCTTTCTCTATCACTCTCTCTTTTAAAAAGGAAAATATTCTATGATAAAGTCGGAAAGTTCATTCGCTGATATGGAACGACACATAATCAATCGCAGACAATCCCTTGGATCTTTGCTAATAACTGTGTTGAAAAATGCCCGAGTGCCAATAAAAATTTTGATGGGACAACGCAACCAATTGACTATGATCAAGTTTCTTTTTCTCCATATGATAAGGACACTCATAGATCAAGTAGGAATGGGAAAGAACCGACGCATCTACAAGAAAAACAGAAGCAATATCCTATAGAATGTTCTTTTAGCACAGCAGAAATCCATGAAGATGACGTCTATGTCCACCAGAATCAACAATCAGACCAAGGATCATCTGGGGAAATAAATCCCCAAAATTCAGATTCAAATATCAAAGATATCAATAATTTACATGAAGTATCTCTTGATAACGGTGAAAAAATAACCATTGCTGAGCTCAAAGAGGGATATGGTCGACATCAAGCATATTTGTCGCAACAACAAGATGTTCTCGAACAAAAAAATATGTGCAAAATCAAGCAAAAATTTTGGCACAGAGTGCCGAAGCATTAGCACAATTAATCAATCATCATATCCCAGATGATTCTAGTCCTACTTTAGAAAAAACATATCCTGAAACCTATCATCGTATCCGATATTTACGACAGAAGGCTTTGAATATCATCAATCATTTCGTTGAAACAGGGCGAAATCCTGATAATATTGCTAAAGAATTGGACTCAGAAATTCTAGAAAAAAAATTGATAGCTGAAAACCAACAATTAGAACACCTTTTCCCCCAAACAAAAGATCCAGCACAAAGAGAGAATTTTTTTAAAAATTTATTTAGAATAGGAAACATTCTGGGATTTCAGAAGGAAGAAATGGTAGATATTACAGACCATCGATTACTTTCTTTGGCTTATTATGCACAAATAGGGTTGCAAGCTCAAAAACTATCTGAAGATGCCTATCATAAAATTCGTCACAAACCTTTTGTCAATATTACAACTAACAAGGCTAAAAATCATCGCCGGATCACTTCACAAGAAAAAGCAATACAAAAATTGCATCAAACGGGATCTCTTTATGATGCTTTGGAAATAGATTTCGTATAACAAATCATTCCACTACATATTCGTAAATTCTGTCAGTTTGGCATGAGACCGTATAATCATGTTTTCACAATAAAACATTGTTCTATTACTTCACATCCTTTTTCTGCCAAGCATCACTGCAGAGAAGAACTATTACATAATTTATCAAAATTTATACTAGGAAATTTTAAGATCATGACTATTGTTAATAATACATTTATTACTTCTTCCTCTACTACCAATAAAGAATCCTTGTCTGATGTTGTATCTCGGATTACGCCAGAAGATACTCCTATTTATTCGATGATTAAGAAAGGCACGACACATTCTATACATCCAGAATGGGTTGTAGATGATCTTGCTTCTCCAGGTCCGAACGCACAATTGGAAGGAGATGAGTATAGTTTTAAAACAATAAATACGCCAGAAAGGATGGGAAATTATACACAAATTATGCGTAAAAGCTGGATTCTTTCTGGGACTCAAGAAGCTGTTGATGATGTTGGATACATCTTAAAATATAAGGAACAAAAATTAAAAAAAGCGCTTGAAATTCGTAAAGATGTTGAATTCGCTCTTGTAAGTTCACAAGGATCTGAAAAAACATCGCCACGTAAAATGGCTGCTTTGAGTAGTTGGATCAAAAAAAATGCTAGCAGGGGGACAGGTGGCGTTCTGGAGGATATGATTCTATCACTGGCATGACTAAAAAAGCCAAAGATGGTACACAAAGGACCTTTTCAAAACAAATCCTTGATGAAGTCATGCAAGAAGGATATCAAAATGGAGATAACTTTCGTCATATTATCGTTTCACCTTATGTGAAAAGTGAATTTGTTCGCTTTATGTCTGATTCTAATGTTGCATCTTTTCGCTATGCTACATCTGGTAAAAGTCACAATAATACCATTGTTGCCACTGCAGACATATATGATAGGCCATTTGGAAAAGTGATGGTGCATCCTAATCGTGTTATGGCGAGCAATGCAGAAACTGCACGAAATGCATTTCTCATTGATCCTAATATGTTGGAATTCTTATGGTTGCGTACAATTCATGAGGATAAAAATATTGCTAAAAATGGTGATGCTAACAAGGGTGTGCTGATCGGAGAAGGAGCTCTAAAAGTCAGGAATGAAAAAGCCGTCGGTGTTGTCGCTGATCTGTTTGGTCTATCAAAAACAACTTAGGAAAGCGACAATAATGGATATCTATGATGGCTCTTGGAAATTAATAAGTTATGATCCAGAGACGGGGAGAACTGTGTGGTATATGTTAGATAATCAAAAAAGATGTGTATCGGATCGATTATCCTGTATCCCAAGTTATGGAGATTAATCAGGCGTGTGCAATGGCTACTAGGAAGAAAAATAGGGATTGGCAAAGAATAGCCAGCATTCCTGTAAGTATTTTAAAAGACTCTCATCTTCTCCAAGCTCATACTGAAGGAGATGACGTTTGGGTCAATAAGTGGCTCAATAATAGAGATAACGCTTCTTGGCGTACTTCGGAAGGATACGTATAAATGGCAAAAGATTTCGCTTCTTTATTAATTGATGTAAGTCATTATGTAGAAAAAGGGGGTTTTACTTATCTTTTTAAGAATTTTCTCCATAGAATAGAGGTAAAGATCAATCGTGCCTTGCGCTTACGCGAAATGGAGAGAAAAATAGTTCTTTCTCTCGTTGAAGGATCAGCCCCATTACCAGATGATTATATCGAAATTCGTTTCCTTGAAGATAACAAGGGAAATAAATTGGACCATCTTCCTTTAAGCATTTCCTTACAGAAGAACAAAGGATACATCATCACCGCAGATTCGATATGTGTTTTGCCCATTTCTTCTGAGGATGTTGTTCTTTATTATTATGCTTGCATCCCACCCTTGACAGAAAATAATCCTGTCAATTGGTTGTTACATAGAGCTCCAGATCTTTATCTCTATGGTTTGGTAGAAGAGATTGCTTTGTGGGAACAAAAAATAGACAAGGCGACTACTGCTAGTGCTTTGTTTCAAGAATCTATCAAAAAATTACAGCAGAATGATATCCGTTCGTGGTAGACTAACACCATGAACGTGCTAGCCATATTAAATACCGTTTGTGATTTAGTTGGCTTATCTCGATTCGAAACAGTGTATCAAAATCAAGATGAAAGTACAGTGCTCCTTGTATCCTTCTTGCAACAAGCTGGCGAGGAAATCTGTTTGAAAGTTGATTGGCCACAGTTATTGCAAGAAATAAAAATTGATCATTGGCCATTTCATCTCCCGCAAGATTATTACAGACCATTGTTGGGAGGGGCAATGGTAATGCTAGATCTTTCTTTAGCGCGTCCAGTAATAAATGCTGTCGATTGGGGAATTGTTAAACGAATTTCACATACTCCTTGGTATTGGATTGATGGTCGGATGATCCATCTCTCTATCAATTCGCCTGCTACTTTTCGATATTTTTCTAAAAATTGGATAATTGATAGTAATAAAGAAGCCAAACATCACATCACTGCAGATGATGATAGCACACTATTGCCCACATATCTGCTCATTAAAGATATTATTTGGCGTTGGCGTCGTGCTCAAGGATTAAGTTTCGATGATTGTTTGCGGGAATTTGATTTGGCTCTCATTGCGGAAAAGATCCTTTGGCTAGGAGGATAACATGTCTCAGTTTTTGAGAAATCAATACTTTGATTCAAATAATCTCTCGGGAGAGTATATTTCTTCGAAAGATCAAAATTTTTTATACTTTCCCACTGAAAAACAACAGTTGCAAGAAAATGCATTTAGTATTTTGCATAATTTTTGGCCTACTACAAAGGGTCCAATCATGCGTGGAGGATGCAGGAAAATATGTACACTGGATAGTAATAGTAGTATTATCTCTGCTTTTTCATATCGAAGTAGTACACAACAAAGAGTATTTCTTGCCAATCATCGGGAAATATATGATGTGACTGATGCTTCTTCAATGCAATCAGCGACTGTCTGTGTGTGTCGGGAATGAAATCTGGTGAATGGGTTACATTTCAATATACAACGCCAGATAAAACTTTTTTGATTGCATTAAATGGTCAAGATGAACGTCAGATCTACAATGGGAATAACTGTAAATCATCTTTGCTTCCCATTATATGTGCAGGACATAATCAGAATAATCCCGTGTATTTTTCATATGGATGGTTTTTTAAAAATCGTCAATGGTATATCGCCTCGGATAGTATGGATGCTTGGACCTGCCAGTTAAAGCTTTAGATAGTGTTGCTAAAGTTTTCCCTTTAGGAGGAATAATGCAAGCAGGAGGATCGTTGCCTGCAGGATTCTCATGGTCAACTGAAAGTGGTGATGGTTTGTCTACTTTATGCGTTTTCTTATCCACTCTTGGTGAAGTCGCTGTTTATGGTGGAGATAATCCTGATGACTCCTCTTCTTTTTCTCTCAAAGCAATTTATCATATTGGACGTCCTTTGGGGAAAAGAGCTATCGTTTTTGTCAAAAACGACGTATGGATTGCAACGAATAACGGTTTGATTTCTATGAAAAATATTCTCTTACAGGAAGAGAAAACAAATCTTCCTTTATCTTGGCCTATTCAAGAACAATGGGAACAAGCAATTATGGTAGCTCCAACAGGGTGGTCGATGATTCTTTGGGAAAAACGCAATATGTTATTGATTAGTTGTCCTAAAAATTCTCTTCTATCTGATAAAACGTTTGTGATGAATGTGGCTCATAATAATCGTTGGTCTAGTTTCCATAATTGGTTTACTCAATCTTATGTTGTTGCAAATGAAAATCTTTTTTTTGGAGATTATGAAGGTACTTTTTGGCAAGGAGATATTTCGGGATCAGATAATGCACGGCCTTTTATCGGGATATACCTTTCTCCTTTTCATGCAATTGATCCTCGTTTAGGATTTCAAAGGAGAGCTTGTGTCGCTCATCTTTCTCTTCAAGCATATCAACGTCCCTATCTCAAATTATTTGCTCGTGCTAATTATGATCATAGTTATCCGGAGTTCTCAAAAGAAACGATCAGTAATAATCCAATGGATAATGGTATATGGGATAATTCTTTATGGGATGAGGTTAAATGGACAGATAACTTGTTTGTCACAAAAAAGAAACTATTCCAGTTTTGTCAAAATGTAGTCGCTTATGGCAATTGTTTGGCAGTTGGTTGTGTCATCGTTTCTTCTGGAAAATCTATCAATGATATTCAAATTAATAATGCAAAGCTCTTAGTTGAATAAGGATGTATAATACCATAGAAATTACTTGGGGTGGAAATGCTAAACCAAGAATTAACCAGATAATCGCAGATTTTGTTGCAAAGCGTATTAAGGATTGTTCTAGTGGTTGGGATCGATTTGTTAGTATGGGGATCTTGAAAAGTAATTTTTTAGTGGCAGGAATCATATACCATAACTATTGCCCTATATCTCGTGTCATAGAATTATCAGGTGCATCGGATTGTAAATCATGGCTGAGTCGATCAGTATTAAAGGAAATCTATAGCTATCCTTGGAATCAGTTGTGTTGCCAGGCAGTGATTCATCGTATTCCTGACGAAGATTATCCTCAACATCGTATGCTCACTTCCTTGGGGGGAATTCGCTATCGTATTCCACGTTTACGAGGAAGGAATGCAGCGGAAAATATATATGTGATTACTCATGAAGCTTGGATGCATAATAAAATTAATCGACAATCTTCAGTTCATAAGTCGTTGTAA